GGTAATTATTTTTTATAAATCAAATTAAATCATATTATAATGGCAACAAAAAAAGTAGAATACAAAGCAAAATCTTACCGATTAAAAGGAGACATGGCCCCTTTATCTTACATGTTATCTTCACGACATTCACAGAGGTCACCTTTATTACATTTTGACGAAGAAACAGGAGTTAATCAACCATTACGTTATGCTCGTAATCAAAAGTCACCTTTTGAAAATGAACAAGATGGTAATGCTATTTTAGAACCTATTGTTTTTGAAGATGGAATGTTAACGGTAAATAAAGAAAACCAAAATTTACAACAATTTTTAGCACTACATCCAAGTAATGGATATGTGTTTGAGGAAATAAACAGAGAGCGTGATGCTAATTCTGAATTAGAACAAGTTGAATATGAGTTAGAAGCTCAAATAGAAGCTAAAAAAATTACTAAAGATATTTACAAATTAACTCAAGTATGTAGGGTGTTGATGGGTAATGCTGTAGAAAACATGACAACAGCAGAGTTGAAAAGAGATATATTAGTTTATGCTAAAAACAATCCAGATGATTTCTTAGATACCGTTAATGATCCAATGTTAGAACTTATGGATGATGTGTATCAGTTTTTTAACTTAGCACTTTTATCTACAAGAAATAATGGTAAAGATGTTTACTATAATCTTCCAAATAATAAAAAGAAAATGCTTACCATTCCTTTCGGAGAAGATGTTAACTTTATAGTTGCATCATTTATGAAAAGTGATGATGGTTTAGAGGTTTATAAACTTCTTAAAAATAAAATAAAGTAAAACAACAACTAACTGAAAATTAGCTACCTTAAAAGGGTGGCTTTTTTTTTGTTATATTTGTACTTTATTAACCCATTAAAAACTTTTTATAAAATGGTAAAATTTCTTAAAATTACGAATGCTCCTATTACTGGTCAATTGATCAGTCTTGATGGAGTAAAAGCGGTTGCTACAGCAACAGCTACGGCAGTAACAGTTACAATCGATTATGTTGATGGAACTACTACTACAATTACAACAGCAGCTCAAGTAGCTCATGATGTTTACAACTCTATATTAGAGAATATAGAAGTAGCATTAGCTACATCTTGGCAGAAGCCTTATTATGAGGTAAGTCTTCCAAAAGCTGTGACAAGTATTCTTAATGCATAACAGCATTAATTAAGAATACAGCAATACAATCATACTTTAATTAATCAAGAGGTTACAAAAAAAAGTAACCTCTTTTTTTTTGCTATCTTTGTAAAAAGAATTAATTATGCCAATAAACGAAGTACGAAACACTGTATTAGCCATAGCAAATAAAAATAATTATGGATATATATCTCCTCAAGATTTTAATTTATATGCTCAACAATCTCAAATGGATATGTTTGAGGATTATTTTTATCAATACAACAATCAAATAGTAAAAGAAAATCAAAGAATTTCAGGTACTGGTTATGCGGATATTACAAAAGGATTAGCAGAGGTTATAGATACTTTTTATGTAAATATTCCTTTATTAAATAATCCTGGGATTATAGGAGCTGCAAGTATTGCACCAAATCTATATACACTACCTTCTGATTATTATTTGATTAATAAGATGTTGGTGTTTACTAAAGTATTGGCTTCAGGAGTAACAACTTCGACCAATGGCGCTGCTACAGCGGTAAACGACACTACAGCGGATTTTATTGCGGCAGGAGTAGCTGTTGGGGATATTGTTTCTGCAATTTCAAATGGAGCGGTTTATAACACCGTAATTTCTACAGTTGTAAACGCAACAAATCTTTTAGTCTTTGCAACAGCAGGTGAAACAGTTTGGGATAATGTAGGAAAAAGTTACAATATATATTCAGCCAATGATATTGTTGAAGCAGAAAGAGTAGCACAAAGTAAAATTACAATGTTAAACAACTCTGTTTTAACAAAACCAAATATAAGCTATCCAGCATACACTCAAAATGCTCTCGTAGCAGAAGCTTTTCCTATTACGATAAATACACCTGGAAGATTTACATCACAGTACATTAGATATCCTTTAGCTCCAAACTGGACTTATGCTGTTTTATTGGCTGGAGAACCTTTGTTTGACGCTTCAGCGGCTGATTATCAAGACTTTGAATTACCTCTTTCTGATGAACCTATGTTAATAGCTAAGATTTGTCAATACGTAGGTCTTGAAATAAGAGAAGCTGATGTAGTTGCTTTTGGGAAGGATATGGAGGTTTCAGATAATCAACAACAACAATAATAATTATGGCATATATAAATGATTTCGCATATTATCAAAATTCAGGTGCTGCTCCAACTGATGCAAACTGGGGTTCTTATCAATTTCTTTCTTTAGCTGATATAGTCAATAATTTTATGTTGATGTATCAAGGTAATCATGAATTAATAAACAACTTAGAACGGTATCAAGTTTTGTTTCATGCTAAAAGAGGAATACAAGAACTAAATTATGATGCAATGAAGGAGATAAAAATTCTTCAATTAGATATTACAGATCAATTACGTTTTGTATTACCTCCAGATTATGTTAACTGGGTTCGTATTTCTCAATTTGTAAATGGAATATTACATCCATTGTCAGAAAACATTCAGACAAATTGGTCTTCTGCATATTTACAAGACAATCAATCAAATGTATTATTTGATCAAGATGGTAATGCATTAAGTCCTCAAGAGTCAGAGTTGAATTTAAATCAAATGTCAGCTACAGCTCCAAGTATATACTTGAACTCCAGTAGTCCTTACAACAACTCTGAAGGATGGTGTATAGATGGTGTATGGTGTTTTAATTACGCTGTAGGCGCGCGTTTTGGTTTAAATACAGAGACTGCAAATTCTAATCCAACATTTACAATAAACAAACAAGCAGGTGTTATTAATTTTAGTAATATTATAGCATCATCTTCTATTGTTTTAGAATATGTTTCGGATGGAATGGAAAATGGAGTAGACACAGATGTTCACGTAAATAAACTCTTTGAGGAATACATTTATGCGTACATTAGATATACTATTTTAAACGGAAGAGTAGGTGTTTCAGAGTACGTTATTAATAGAGCAAGAAAAGACAGATCTTCTTTATTGCGAAATGCAAAAATTAGATTAAGTAATATACACCCTGGCAGACTTTTAATGAACTTGAGAGGTCAGAATAAATGGATAAAATAATATGGCTAAATCAGAAATAGTTACAACTAATTTTACCGCAGGTAGAATGAATAAATCTATCGATGAAAGATTACTTCCTCCTGGGGAGTATATTGATGCTTTAAATGTTCGTTTAGGAGCTACAGAAACTACTGAAATAGGTGCTGTAGAAAACTCCAGAGGTAATGAACAGTTAACTACAATTCAATTTGAAGGTGTCTCGTTGTCATCAACAGCAATATGTATAGGAGCTTATGAGGATGGGATGAGAGAAAACATCTATTGGTTTATACATGACAAAGATTTTCCCTCAAAAGCTGAAGGTATTGATTTAATAGTTTCTTTTAATACTCAAAATCAAGTTGTTCAATATCACGTAGTTTCTACTCAAGTATTAAATTTTGATCCTAAGTTTTTAATAACAGCAGTTGATTTAGTGGATGGAGAATTATTGTTTTTTACAGACGATATAAATCCTCCAAGAATGATTAATATAGGTAGAAATTATCCTAATCCAATTGGTAACACAGATCAGATTGTTGAAGAAGATATATCTGTAATAGTTAAACCTCCTGGTTTTGAGGATGTTGTTGGAGGGAATATTACTTTACCAGCTCCAACTGTTGAACTTGTTACATTACCTGGTAATGAAAATTACTTAAAAGAAAGATTTGTTTGTTTTGCATATAGATATAGATATCAAGATAATCAATATAGCGCTACTTCTTTATTTACAAAACCAGCTTTTGCAGCAAGTACTTTTTCATTTGATCCAAGAAATTATTTAAATGGCGGTATGGTTAATAGGTATAACGGAGCGGTTATAACTTTTAATACTGGTAGTAAGCGTGTTTTAGAAATAGACTTATTATACAAAGAAACAACTTCAAACACTATTTTTGTAATAGAAAGATTCAAAAAAGAAGACTATGGATGGGCCGACGATACGTCTAAAACTTATTCGTTTACAAATAGTAAAATTTATACCACAATAGGTGGAGATGAATTATTAAGACAATACGACAATGTTCCAAGAACAGCAAAAGCTCAAACAGTAATGAGTAATAGATTGTTTTATGGAAACTTTGTTGATGGATATGATTTTAAAAGAAATAGTTCTGAAGGATCAAACATAGCGTTAGATTTTTCAACATCTTATGTTTCAAAAAATGTAGACTTTGTAACTTTGTCTCAGCCAAGCGTTGGAAATGGAGCTTCATATACTCTTTCTGGAACAACTGAAAGTATAGATAATAGTAAAATCACTATTAACTTATCGGAAATTTCTTCTAAGTTAAAACAAGGATCTGTAATAGGTTTTTCTTTTCGTTTTGAACACTCTAAATTAACTGGCACAACAACTACTACTTGTTACGCTGCTAATGAAGAGTTTAAAAACGCAAATTTTGCTATATCAATATCTATTACGTTAGAAGAAAATTACTCTTCTGTTTATGATTTTGCCAGTTCTGCTCAATTTAAAGACGCAATTGGAACAGGTATATTAACAGATGGTAGATTTAAGTCTATACTTTTAGCGGATACAGGAAGCTCTTTAACTGATTTATTTAATAATATTTTAGCTGTTCCTGCTGAAGAATGTGTTTTTATAAAATTTAATAGTAGTATAACTGATGCTACTGCACAGCAAGGATTTGCTTTAACTGCTGTAGTTCCAGGATCTGATACACTTGAGTTGCAGTTAATCGCAATGAACTATCAAAACATAGATGTTACTGATCCAGCAGCACCAATAACAACTAATATTTTTGAATTTTTTAGATTTGTTTCTGGAGAAGTTACTTTTACTTCTGATAATGATACCACAAGTTTACATAGTAATAGAGATTATGAGACAGGTATTGTTTACATGGATGAATATGCGCGAGCTTCTACTGTATTAGTTTCAGAGTATAATACAATATATATTGAACCTGCTAATTCTGTTAGTGTAAATTCAATTTTAGTTCAATTAAGTAGTATAGCTCCTTATTGGGCAAGCAAATATAAGTTTGTTGTCAAACCAAGTTTAGGAACATATGAAACTATATTTACAAATTTCTATTATGTAAGACCAAGTGACAATATGATTTTCTTTAAATTAGAAGGTGATAATGCTAATAAGGTTTCAAAGGGACAGACGTTAATAGTAAAAGCAGATGTAGATGGAGCTTTACCAAGGGTAGAAAAAATTACTGTTTTAGATATAACAGCAGAGGGTACGGATTTCTTAAAGATAGCTGGAGAGGTTGGCTTTGAAGAAATAAGCCAATTGCCTGGTTTATATATGAATGTTAAAAATCAAAATTTTAATGTTGCGATTCCTGATGATTCTGTTATAGATTATGGAGATCAAGTAGCAAATTCTGTAAGACAAGGTTGTAGTCCAGAGGGAAGAAATGTAGGGTATCCTTGTTTTACCACTCAATTTGATTCTGATGGAGTTATTACAGGAACAACACAGTATACTGTTCCAGCTGGTTCAATTATTAAATTAAAATTTAGAGCGCAAAGATCTTCAACTGGTTTTCCAGGTGGAGCTAAAGAATATACTTGGGAATGGGAGCAGCAGTTTGTGGCAAGTAGAGATTTTTTAGATTTAAAAAGATGGTATGATGGAGATAATGTAAATGTAGCATTAGCATCTCCTGGTAATGTAAATGGTTTTGGAGATGACGAAGTAGTCGCTTCTTATGATGCAGGATTTGTAAATGCATCAGTACCTCCACCTCAAAATGAATTTGGGTTTGCCTCAAACCTTCCTTGTGAAGGTTTTAAAGTAAGGTTAGGTTTTGTTCAAGATGTTCCAGGTGACGAAACCTCTCCGTTATACTTTGGTATAAATAGTGGTATACCTGGCGCAAACAGACAATTTGCTTCTCAAAGAAAATCAAGTATATCGGCTGATATTATTGTATTTAGAGCCAACACTTTAATGGTATTTGAATCAGAACCATTAGACGCAAATCCAGATTTATATTATGATGCAAGTCAAATGTTTGATATTGATGCTAATGGAAATCACTTGTCAGGAACAGGAGAGTTTGATCAAAACCAAACTTCTACACAAGATGCTGTTATTGGGTTAGATTTCGCAGATGTTTATACGTTTGGTAATGGTGTTGAAAGTTATAAGATAAAAGATCAATTAGCAGCTAAGAGTTTTCAGTTAGGCGAAAGGGTTTTAGCTGTATCTAATCAAGACTATAAAGAAACGGATAGATTTGAGGGAATGACTTATAGTGGAGTTTATAGTAGTAATAGTGGAACAAATAACTTAAATGAATTTAATTTAGGCTTAGTAAACTTTAAAGATTTAGAAACTTCTTATGGGCCTATTCAAAAAATGCACGCAAGAAAAACTGATATATTAGTTTTACAAGAAGATAAAATATCATATGTTTTAGCAAGCAAAAATTTATTGACTGATTCTACAGGAGGCGGTGTTGTTACATCTGTCCCTCAAGTCTTAGGAACTCAAATAGCTCGTATAGAAGAGTATGGTATTAGTTTTAATCCAGAAAGCTTTATAACTCATGGGTTTGATACTTACTTTACAGATTCAAAAAGAGGAGCTGTATTATTGCTGTCAGGAAACGAAAGGAGGTCAAG